TATTGTAAAACATATGAAATTAGTCAAAAAAATAATTTATTAGCCGATGATATTGTATATCTAGTAAAAAGTCTTGGTTTTGCTTGTTCGTGTAAAAAAGTTAAGAAAAGTTGTTATTATAATAATGTAAAGAAAGAAGGTGAATATAATAGAATAACTATTTTTGGAGACAATCTTACTGAAATTCCTGTATTATGTAAAAGAAAGAAATGTGATGAAGAGAGAATAATTAATAAACCAGCACTAGAATATCATTTTAAAATAGAATCAGAAGGAATTGGTAATTATTATGGATTTGAAATTGATGGAAATCATAAATTTATTTTAGGTAATTTTATAGTTACACATAATACACAACCGGCAGAGTTCGCAATTGACTTTTTCAAAGAAAAAAATAAAAAAGTAATTTATACTGGTCCTATAAAAGCATTATGTAATCAAAAATATTATGATTTTAAGAAAAAGTTTCCACATATATCATTTGGTATATTAACCGGAGATATTAAAGATAATCCAGAGGCAGATGTATTAATTATGACAACTGAAATCTTAAGAAATACATTATTTTCATCTTTAATATCTAAAAATAACGATAGAAATATTAATCTTCATTTTGAAATGGATTTCAATAACGAATTAGGTGCTGTTGTTTTTGATGAAGTTCATTATATAGGAGATGCTGATAGAGGTAATGTATGGGAACAATCTATTATATTATTACCTCCACATGTTCAACTTATTATGCTTTCAGCCACAATTGAAAAACCAGAAATTTTTGCCAATTGGATAGAAAAAGAAAAAAATAAAACTTATGATAATATTGAAAAAAAATTGTATTTATGTCCAACGAATGAACGCGTTGTTCCATTAACACATTATGGTTGGATATCTACAAATAAATCTATCTTTAAAATAGCAAAAAATACAGAATATGAAAAGAAATTAAAAGAATATGTAAATAAACCAATTAAATTAGCAGATAATAATGGAGTATTTAATGAATTAAATTATTATGCTATTAGTGATATATTGAACTATTTTTACAAAAATAGAAATTTTGTTAAAAGACACTTTGTTTTAAATGATATTATTAAATATTTAAATAACAATAATATGTTACCAGCGATTTGCTTTATATTTTCACGAAAAAATGTTGAATTATGTGCACATGAAATAGAAGTGTCACTTTTCGAAGAAGGAGATAAAACACCAAGTATAATCAAAAAAGAATGTGAAAATATTCTAAGAAGCAAAATTAAGAATTATAAAGAATATACACAGTTAGATGAATTCAAAAATTTAATTACAATATTACAAAAAGGAATAGCTATACATCATGCTGGAATTATGCCTATTTTGAGAGAAATGGTAGAAATGTTATTTGAAAAAGGTTATATTAAATTATTATTTGCTACTGAAACATTTGCTGTAGGTATAAATATGCCAACTAAAACTGTTATATTTACTTCTTTATCTAAATTTAATGGAGATAATGGTTTAAGATATTTGCTATCTCATGAATATACTCAAATGGCTGGTAGAGCTGGAAGAAGAGGGTTAGATAAAATCGGCCATGTAATTCATTGTAATAATTTATTCGATATGCCTTTATCAAATGAATATAAAAAAATAGTCACTGGTTCACCAAAAATGTTAAAATCACAATTTAAAATTTCTTTCAATTTAGTTTTAAATGTAATAGCTAGTAATAAGATTAATTATACTGATATAAGTGAGGGTGATATGTTAAATAAAGATACTAACAATGAATATGATTTTAATAAGTTAAAAGAATTTATGGAAAAAAGTTTTATTCAAACTGATATTATTAAAGATATTAATACTTATAATAAAGAGTTACAAATTTTAGATAATAAAATTCATGAATTAAGAAAAGGCATTGATAGCGGTATAATTTTTACAACAAAAAAGGAAATTATTGAAAATTATAAATCACTATTAGATAGTGTAAAAGGTGCCAGTCAAAAACAAAAGAAGAAAATACAAAGAGAAATTAGTGAAGTTGAACAAGAAAATAAATTTTTAAAGAAAGACATGGAAAAATATAGCGAATATAATGATTTATGCGAAGAGAGATATAAAACAAATAATTTTGCTATTAACGCAGTAAATTATATTGATACAAATATTCAATTAATTATTAATATTTTAAAAAATGATAATTTTATAGATATTTCATATAATCTTAATGATAAAGCATTTATTTCAATGCAATTACAAGAAGTTAATTCATTAGCAATGGCTGACACTTATATAAAATATAATGGATTTACTGATATTTCAACTCAAGAACTAGTTGGTATATTTAGTTGTTTTACAAATATTTCATTACAAGAAGATAAAAGAAATATAAATCCATCTAAAAAAAATAATAATATTTATGAAGTATCAAAATATATTGTAGAGAGAATTGAATATTATAAAGATCAAGAAATTAAAAATAATTTGTTTACTGGTTTAGAATATGAATACAATTTCGATTTAATTGATTACGTATTTGAATGGTGTAATTGTTCTAACGAAAATGAGTGTAAATATATTATAGATATTATGAAAAGCGAAACTGAAATATTTCTAGGAGAATTTATTAAAGCAATATTAAAAATTAATAATATAGCGTTGGAATTAGAAAAAATTTGTGAAACATTACAAAATATGGATTTATTAAAAAAATTAAGAGAGATTCCAGAGTTAACATTAAAATATATTGCTACAAATCAATCTTTATACATCTAATTCATAGTTAATTTACATGTAACTTATATTTTGCTTACATAATTTTATATAATACAGAAAATTATGTAAAAAATTTTTTATCTATTTGCTTATTTTTAATCCAAGTAAACTTTTTTCAAGACCAGCTAATATTTCTTTATCAGCAGTTGATTTATATTCACGAGGAGATGATGATTTGGGAGATTCTGTTATTGGCGATAATCTTTTTTTTGTTGCGCGGAAGGTTTTTGGAAATTTAGATAGTGGTTTTGGTTTTTTTTTACGAGATTCTTGAACTTTTTTAAATCTTCTTAATTTGAAACCTTTCATAGCAGTTTGATGTCTTTTTTTATCTAATCTTTTAGCTCTTGATTTTTTTCCTAATTTTTTTTCTAAAGCAGCTTGTTTTTGTTTAATTACAGAGGGTAATTTTTCTCTTGCTTCTCTACGCTCTTTTTTTGTAGTAGGTTTTTTTATTTTTGATTTTGATTCTACTAATATTTCTGGATCTTTTGGTGCTTTTTTTGTAGTTGCTTTTTTGCTAGGAGCATCACGCATAGTAGTTTCTACAGCCGGAAGTCCTTCTTCAACACGTCTTTTTTGCCCCCGTGTTTCAACACCTCCTTTTTTTCCACGTTTCCTATGTCTACGAACTGTTTTCGAATAAGCCATATATATATATTATTGATACAAAAATATAAAAAATTGTGTAAAAGTTTATTATTATTTTTATTTAATAATAAAAGAATAATTATATTTATTTATAAATATGATTAAAAAAAATCATTTTGCTAAAAATGTAGAAGAGAGAAAAGAAGAAATAGAAAATATAAAAGAAAAATATCCAGATAAAGTTTTTATTTATTTAGAAAAAGATATAAATTGTAAGAACATAGATGAAATAGATAAACATAAATATTTATGTCCAAAAGATATGTTATTCAATCAATTTATATATGTTATAAGAAAGCGTTTAAAAATCTCTGATAAACAAAGTATAATATTTTTTATTAATAATATTATCCCAAATCCAAATAGTAGTATGCAAGAATTATATTATAGATATAAAAATATAGACAAATTTCTACATATTAAATATACTAGTGAAAATTTCTTTGGATAATTTTAAATCATTTGTAAACGAATTTTTCTTTTAAGTGTTGCTTCATCTTCTATTAAATATATTTTAAATTGTTTTTTTTCATAATCATCATAATTTTCTTTAATATTTACCCGAGATATAATTTTTAATTCTGGTAAATAAACATTATATTGGCTATATTTGTTCTCTCTATCTACTTTATCAAAAACATAACCAGTATATTGTTTTTCAATAATATTTTTATTATTTACACACATATTTAATATATTACAATCTATTTGTATTTTTCTAATTGCTCTCATAGTCGTGTTAATATAATCTAAATTATCGATCCAATAATTGTAAAATTTATTCATATCTTCTGATAAATTTATAAATCCGAGTGATTCTTGAATTTTAATAATATTTAATAAATCGACTAATCTTCTAATAGGAGATGTTATATGTGTATATTTTTTTAAACCACCATAAATAAGTTCATGACAATTATCTTCATCATATGTATTATAAGAACCACAAGAGCATTGCCATATTTTAATAAAATCATGTATATCATCTGGAACTTTTGAATGAATAACATCTTTAAATTTCAAATTTCGATATATACCTATTTTTTTTTCAACCATGTATTTAGCACATTCATGATTCATTAATATCATCAAAAATGCAATAACATCGTGGCTGTCGTTAATACATTTAATATAATTGTATTCTTTTGATAATTCTAATAATTTATCTTTTAAAATATTATAATCTGTAAATCTCAATAATTCTTCATCATCATATACAAAATTTTTATGAACTTTAATAAGAGCATTTGTATATTTTATGTCAACAATTTTATCATCTTTATAATAAATATCTATACAGAAAGCTATTCTCGATTCATCTTGTAAGAGACTACACAGAACTTCAGATAATACAGAAGGTAACATTGGTCGTTTTTGATCAGGTAAATAAATAGTTGAAATTCTTTTTGTAAATGAATTCCATAAATTATAATGTTCTAGTAAAATCGCAACATTTGATATATAAATACTAATTTTTTCATGATCTATACTTACCGCATCATCTAAATCACCGGACGAGCTAGGATCAATAGTAAAAATTTTATGATTATCAATTCTATTTTCAATACTTTTATTATTATTTGAAATAGTTTTAATAAATAATTCATTGGTGTGTTGTTTTAATTTACGCATTGTATCTTTTGTGAAAAGTGATAGAGAAACATATAAATTCTTACAATATAACTGATATTCATAAAAATTTGATAATATATTAATATCTCCTATAATCTGATTTATAGCACCAATAGGATGCTTATCTTCCCATTTGTGAAATCTAAATAATACAAATTTATTTACCATTTTTTTATTAAACCCTACATCTCTTTGCTCATAAGTTACCAGGAAGGATGGTAGTCGCTTATCATTTGGTACACATTTATAGTAAAACTTTCCCTTATTACTTCTACCATATGTTTTATTAGAATATATCATTATACCTGGTATATTTGCTGTTTCTCTCACAATTGATTCTTTTAAAATACAATTATTATCAACAATATCACCGGTAAATAATTTTTTTTCAATAGGATTATAATTAAATTCGCCGGTCACATCTTTCATATTTTCAATTTCATGCCAAGACCATATATTATAATTACGATCTTCTATATAAATTTTATAGCTCATTTTATATAATATAACTTAATTAATAACTAAATATATTATATTTATTTATATTCTAATCAATTTTAATATTAATTGTCAATAATTTTATGTTTAATATTTTGCTTCTGCATTATTTTTAAAATGAGTTGAGGTAAAATCGCAATATTATTCATGTAGGTTCTATATTTAAACGATAATATAGAAGTATTTTCTTTTAAAATTTGTATACTATACCACCAGTATGCAGGTATATATATAATATTACCTGGTTCTAAATCTACTTCTAAAAATTTCATTTTATTAAATTCTCTTTTATATTGTTCTTGTATATTCCAGATGTTTAAGGGAGAACGAAATTCAAAATTGTCATAATCTTTATTACAATATAAATATTTTTCATTTTTTGGTGGTGTCATTTTAATTCTAATTTTACCTTCCAAAACTAAATAATAATTTCTATAATTTAAATTATAACGCAAGGGTGTATATGAATTTTTAGATCCAAATATATAATCATATTCTATATTAGATAACATATATGGTCTTAAAAATGAATCATTTTTACTAATATTTTTTAGTATACTTGTTTCAATTAAAAATTCGTTATTATTTTCTGATATATATTGCCCTTCTTTATCTTGTGTCATTAATTTATTGGCATCATTTAAAGATAATGGTAAAAATATTTCTGTATTATCATCTATATTTTTTACATTTCGTATTTTAATATCAAAACTATGATAATTATCTAATAAGTTTTCAAGAAAAAAATCTTTGAAAATATTATTATCAATAAGCATTGTTAAAGGTTGTCTTAAATCACATATTTCTTCTAATCTCTCTTTAGAAATATTATTTATTTCTAAAATTTCTAAATCATTATTGATCTTAAAATGATAATATATATGTATATATAAAAATAATACAATTGAAAACACCAATATAAATATTATTATATTCATTAAAAAAAATAAATAATAATATTTTAAGTATATTACTTATTTTTTATTAAAATTTATTGTTTTAACAATATGGCTTCTAATGCTTTTACTTTACTTTCTAAAGTATCTATTCTAGCTTTGGCAGTTAATGTTAATTTTTCTTGTGCTGTATCGTCAATACTTGTAATGGATTGGGTATTGTTTGATAAAGAATCTATTTTTTTATTAAGCTCAATCTTAACATCATCTAATTGTTTTAAAGTAACTGTATTTTGCGGTATTTGCATTCCATCAAATTTTTTATTAAGGTCAATCTTAACATCATCTAATTGTTTTAAAGTAAC